ATATGTTTTTTACTATGATGCTTAGAATGCTTTTTCATAGTTTCTTTTTGCCGCTTAGTTAGGTCTTTCTTCGTAGGTTTTTTTGGAACTCGTTTCATTTCTGTTTTCTCCTCCCATCCAGATACCAAACGCACCTGTCATGGCTCCCATTACAACGCTTACAAATGCGGACTGTGCTGCAGTGGGGCTGTCCAAGTTCATAAACCACTCTGCACAACGCCAACTCATCAGTGTCATCACGAGCATCATAAAGCGGGGCAGAAGCTTCCATTTCGAGATGCGTTCGAATGTTACGTCAGCCACGCCTATTTCTTTCCGAAGAACTTCGTTGCGCTTCGTACGCCAAAGCTTGCAGCAACAATAACGCCCAAGCTGTACTGGTACCATTCAGGCATTTGCTCCAGTTGTTGAAATCCGTGTGAGACGACATCTTCCATACCCGGTATGAATGCTAGGATCAGGGGAACCGAAAACAAGATAACCAGCCACTCATCCTTCCACGAGTTCTGACTACCCTTGATCGCTTCTAAGTCCCAGTCTATTTCACCTGTTGCTTTCTTTTCCATGATGACCGCTTCGGCTTTTGCCATCGCGACCTTCGCACCTGTTTCGGCTTTGGTCTTTTCGACCTTGCCCTGTAGCCATGTGCCAGCTAGTTCAGAAATCGGACCTATCAGTAGGTTTAACATTTCCACCTCTTCCGTGCTTGGCGAAGACGACTATTCGGATTCTTCGCTGCCTTCGGGAACTTCTTCATCTGTCCTGCAGAGCGGGCACAAAATGACTTGCGACGTTTTGCTGCCTTGCTTCCGGGTTTTACTTTACCTGTCACTGCAGTCTTGAGTTTGCTGCCGGGGTTCTTCTTGCGGTATGCAGCCACCCCAGCCTTCGTCATACCCGCACCCTTCTTGGTAGGGCGAAAGTTCTTCTTGTTGCGGGCAGGCATGTTGTCAGGCTTTTTTGCCACTGGACTTCTTCCTTCTTCTGCCCGAAGCTGTTACAGACCAGTTCACTTTGCGTGGTCCGGTCTTCTTTGCTGCTTCTTTCTTGGTTATGCGCTTGGCCACTTTGGCTGGCCTACATGCAGGATAGGGCCGCTTCTTCTTTTCTGATCCGGAACGACCACATTTCTTGCCGGTCTTTACATCCCGCCAGTCTTCCTTGAACCATTTCGTTAAGCCGCCCTTTGGTTTGGCCATTAGGCGTACGTCCCACCACGCTTCTTATACGTACGAACAAGCCAAGCATTTGCGTATGCGCTTGGGTAAACATCGAATTTCTTCTTTGCTTCTGCTTTTACACGAGAGTAGAGAGCCTTGTTTTTAGGCGTAGGACTGCCTGACTTCTTCTTCTTTGGTTTGGCTGGTGCTCTAGGTGCCATAGGTGTATCCCCCGCAAAGGTTATTGCTTATAACATGAATTGAGTAAGGAGTAAAGGGGGCAAGTTGCCCTGCCCCCAAAAGTATTATGTACCCGTAGTTACGGAAGCAGTCTGCTTAGGACCTGTTCCGATATCGCACAGGATGGCGATAACGCGGAAGCGTCCTGCAGTTACGCCTGCACCCAGTGCCTTAACCTGAATGGCGTCAGCAGCAATAACAGTATTGATGCCCGCAGCCTTGAGGTTAAACTGGTAGATGGCGTCAGCGTTTCCGTCAACACCGTCAGCAAAAGCGTCGATGTCAGTGCTGAGACCCACATCGTAGGTCAAGCCTGAACCGCCTGCTTCAAGAACATCGATACATCCGCCAATAACCATTGTATTGTCCGGAACATCGATCATCTGAACGACATCGTTAGCTGACAGGTTCTGGTCAGCAGCATCGAAGATGCGAGACTGGACCATGTAAGGCCGGGGAACATTGCCGGGATGTCCGACAGTGCCGCCACCGGGAATGGTATGATTGTAAGTAGTCATTTACTTAACCCTCCCTTACGCGAAGTCAATGACGCCGCGAACGACAGCTTCTGGACGCAGAACTTTGCGACCGAAAACGTGCAGACCACGAATCACGTCAGAGAACGACTCAGTTGAACGAACCACTTCGGTCTTAGCAATGTGCGAAGCAGTGGAGGTGGACGACATGTGACCTGCGAGAATAACATTCTCAGAGGCGTCAGTTGCCACACCAGACAGAGTTACCTGATCGGTACCTGCTGTTGAGTTGAGTGCGGTGGACTTGTAGCAGCGGAAACCAGCAAGGGTGCCCGGTACAGCAAGACCGTTACGCAGTGGTGAAGTACCATCGCCGGTTACCTGAACTTCAGCCATTTTATTACCGGCTTGGAACATCTTCTCGTAGAAGATCGGCGGTGCTACGAACCAGCGATTCTCTTCCGGCACAGACTGATCGTCAAGCGAACGTGCCATCAGCAGCATCAGGTTGATGCCTGCATCGTCGGTTTCTACGTTGATTGGAGCGGATGCTGTACCCAGAGCAGAGTTGGTAGTGGTCAACCCGCCGGAGAGTGAGGCATCGTCAGCACCTGCAATGCCTGCACCATCTGACATGGCTTGCAAGACATTGGCGTCGTACTTACGCTTCAGGGCAAATGCACCAGATGAGGTAGCAAGTGCTTCGAAGTTTACGTGCGAGTGCCGCTCTTCGATGTCGTCGATCTTAAACGCGAAAGCGTTTGCATTATCGACAACCATCGTGATTTGATCGTCAGCCAAGTCTTGTGCGTTTACAACGGAACCCCGTGTGTATGCACTGACAGTGACTGTTGGTTCTTTGATGATGCGAACCGTGTCGCCAAAGTTTTCAATTTCGCCCGCGTAGTCGGTGTTTGTAATGTCTTCTACAACCGAAGCACGACGGAAGAACTTGAGAACCTTTTGGCTGAAAATTTCCGGTGCGAAGTTACCGGAAGGCAGGTTTGCGTAACCTGCAGCAGTACCAAATGCCATTGGTTCTTTCCTTCCTTCTTGAGGTTAAGGTTAGTTGTTAGGGTCGATCCGTCCCTCTTGACGCGCAGAGTCGAGTTCTTCTTCGAGTTTCTCGAACTCCCACGGCTTGAGACTACGGATTTCGGAAGCTTTCCACACCTTGCCGTCTACTTTTGCAGTCGCTACTTCTCTCGCGGAGGTCTTAGTAACTGCATCTGCTGCAGAAGGTTTTGTGGTCTTCTTCCTTTTTGCCGGTACACCAGTATCGGCCTTGTAGAGGTCTATGACCCGTGCCGCCCATTTAGCATCCGTATTGTTTTTGTAGATGCCATCTGAGATTGACTCAGGCTGTTCTTCGAGCCACGAAAGAAACTTTTCATCTGACTTGATCTCGTCGAAGTCTGAGTGATGATTGAGCAGTTGCTGGTAAGCCTTCTGCTTTTGTAGTTCCTTTTCACGCTCTTTGATTGTACCTAGTTCCTCGCGGAGTTCGGCAACTTGTGATTCAGCCTGATAGGATGAAACGGTCTGTACGACTTCGAACACTTCTGGATACTGATCTTTGAATGCTTGCAGTTCTTCTGGAGTCTTTGGCATTGCTACCCCCTTCGGCATCTGTGCTTGAGGAGATTGCATAACCGTTTTTAATTCCGCGATTTCCTGCTTGAATTCATTTACCTTTGTATCGTAGTGTCGTTTGAGGTCGTCATATCGTTTCTTGTAGTCGTGTTCAGCTTCTTGCTTTTGTTCTACGAAACTGCTTGCTTGTTGCGGAGTAGCCTCTTCGGGGTCCGCGTCTTGTGCTTCTACAGTCTCTTCCGCTTCGTTGTCTTCGTCGTCTTTGTAGACATCTTCGCGGTGCTTCCCACGATATAACGAGTCATTGTTGATTGTTCCGAATGAATCGTTAGGTTTGTTGGCACGGTGGCCTCTTGCTTTTGCCATTTTATTACCTCTTGATAGCGGGGCTACTTTGGCGTGTAGGTAGCCGCTCCGGTTGTGCTGGGGCCGTTGTTAGCGGGTAGCCAGCGAATTAGTTAAAAAGATCACTTACGAACTTTTTAAAGAAATTTTTCTTAATGCGTTTTGCGCGAGGCGGGACTTTTCTGCCTTTGAGAGCAGCGGCAGCTATGTTTTCGTAGTATTCATTTAACTCGCGCTGCATAGGGTCAAAAGAAGCAAACTCTTGTCTACCTGCCTGAAGAGAAAGAGGAGAAATAGGTGGCACTGAAGGGTCGGACTTAGATGCTGTCATTCGATTGTGATAATCGTAGTAGTCCATCAGACGTTCTTCCGCACGAGGAGTGCCTATTACATTTTTAAGTTTACCTTCATTGTGGATATAATTTAGTGCTGCGTGTCTAAGTTCATGCGCCATCGTTATAAATACACCTGCTCTACTCATTTCTTGCGGTGTGTTTATAATCTTGCCGTCTTTATCCCTACGTACTTCTAGAGCCGGATTCTTTTCTGCGTAGTAATAGATAGACGGGATATCTGTACGTATATCCTTTCCTACTTGCATCTTTCCCAGTGTCGGCATCACTGTCTGATCAGTATCTGCCTTTGCGACCTCGACAGGACCGGGATACATTTCCTGTCCTTTTTTAGGAAAGTAAATGCCGCCAAGACTTGACGCCGCGTAATCCTCTCCTGTATTGGGGTTTCGAAGCATGACCCCCGTCATGTCAATTTCGCCCTTAGAGTACAAGTCCCAACCAAGCCGTGCTAGTTTATCGTCTTTGATGTACGACTCTAAGTCCGCGCGAAGTTCTACATCTGCAAGGGCTTCGTCTCTACGTCTATCGACAAGGGAGGGCTTGGGAGTCGGAAGAACCTCATCCCCTTCTGCGTACTTTCCCACGTCGAGGAATCCACCTCCTGCAGCACCCACTGGGCGTTGACCGTTTTCTTCGATACGTTTAGATGTTTCTTTCTTGCCGCGATTATTGATCTTTTCGAGGCGGTCATATCCAATGATCTTGGCGATGTGTGGAGGTATGATAACTTCCCCACGAGAAACGGCTACGTCGATTTCTTCCTTAGATGGTGTACGTCCCATGACTTCCTTGCCACCACGAACGCGATAGTTTTCGTATGCCTTGTTGAGCATCTTGGCTATATCTGTTTCACCGGCTATTTCGACGGCTGCAGCGTTGATGACAAACGTGCCCTCTGGGACGCTCATAGGCTTGTCGTCAGCCACAGTGGCCGCTTCGGATACCTGTGATGGGGGACGCTCTACGAAGCCTGCTGGTGCAGCCTGTGGAGCGGTTCCGCCCATCTGCATACCGACACGGCCACCGTCTGCGAAGTACGCACCGGCAATTTCTTGTTCAGTGTAGCTATCTTGAAATCCAGAAGTAGTGTCTTGACCAAAACCTCCGGGATCAGCAGGATTAAAATCGTCATCTTCTTGCTGCTGCTGTTCTCGATATCTTTGTTCAGCCTCTTTTTGTCTTCTTTCTTTATCTCTAGCGGCCTGTGCTTCTGCCTGTTTTTTGGCTTCTTCTTCTCTAGCAGCAGCCATACGCTCTTCATTGCCGGGAAGACCAACAGCCACTTCAACTCGTCTTCGCGCAAGATCGGCAGGAGTTCGACCTGCTTCGTAGCCCATAGAACCCGGTGCGCGGTATGCACTAGAAGCATAACTTGGACGGACTGCGCCCGCTACGGACGTGGTGCCCGCGCCTGCAGTTCCGCTGCCCTCGTCATCCTGTGTGGTGCCTGATCCATACTTACCGACTACGTAATTTTTGACAAAATCTTGCGCTGTTCCCAAATTATCATTGTACGTAGAACCGTCCTGTCGGCGTACAGTTTCGAACGTGCCTATACCGCCCCTCATACTTGCATCTAGGGCTTGTTTCATTTCGAGGGCGGCTGAAGAAACATTTATTCCCGCCAGACTAATTCCCCGTTCGTTCATAGCATCTACAAACAATTTTTCACGCAGGGCAGTGGCCTGACTAGCACTGCCTCCCTGAACTCCGGATGCGCTGTGAACAGTGCCGTATGCGTCCATAGCTGCGCCACCGATGCTGGTCAGATATCCCTTGCCAGTTTGCTCCCAACCGCCTCCATCTTCGTCGGCAACTTGGTTCTCCTGCATTGTGCCGGGAATAAATCCTCGTCGTATTGCCTCTACATTAGCAACTTGCTGCTGGGTCATTCCACCTAGAGTGCCACTGTATATTCTGCTGCCGGGGGCACGACTAATAGTTTGATTATTGAATTTGAACATAGCACCGCCGGTTCCGCCGGATTCTGCTATTTTGTTGGCATTTTTCAGTTGTTCTTTTCTGTTCATAGCTGCACCGACTGCCATCATTGCACCCAAGCCGGGTACGCCCGTAGCTGTGCCAATCAGTAGTTCTGGTTTGGTTTGTATTTGATTTTTAGCCCAGTCTACAAAACCGCTCAGTGATTTGTCTTTGCCAGCACCTGTTTTTTCTTGCTCAGTTTCGCTAAAGTTTTTTATGTAGTCATTGTAGTCATAATCTTCTGAGGAAAAGGCGGGCATTCCTGTGGTAATATTCATCTGGTTAAAAATGCTTGCCCCATCGTCGTCCCCTACAGGTGAAAGAACGTCAGGACTAACAGTGTCAGTGGGATCAGCATCCACAGGTGGCGGAGCCTTTTTTACGTCGATGCCGCCAAATCCTCCATAGTAGTCAATGAAAGAAGACTGGTATTCGTCTGGTGTGTATGTTTTTCTGTCAACCATTGCTTTTTACCACTGCCTCGTGACTATCCTTCAACTTCAGGAGCATTTCCAGTAAACCCAGCTTCCCCTGCACTTGGCGCAGTTCCGACTCCGATTGTGCCGTTACCACGGCCCGAATCATCGACTCCCGGAGGTCCGTCAGGTACTCCTCCATTTGGGGCCATTCCTTGCTGTAGAGGAGAGGGGCCAGCTTCTGAGCCTGCTGCTTGTTGAGCATTTTGCATCATTCCTTGTAGCATCTGTGCGTACACTTGCGCCTCGTTGGCGTCGTTAACCAAGCTGTCAGGATCGATGTCCTGTGAAATAGCTAGTTCACGCATCAAGTTTGGTATCTTCACAAACGGAGCCAGCATAGGGTTGGCTACAGTTTGCAGCAGTGAGGTGAGTCGTTGTGTACGTACTTCCTTTTGCATGACGGCTGCTACGCCACGTGGTTTAATCTCTAGGTCACCTGTGATGTCATCTATGTTTTCTCCGAACTGCATGTTCCACTGAAAGAACGCTTCACCAATCGGCTTGAGCAGATGATCGTCGATGTTCTTGATAACCGTCTTCATCGACAAGCCTGCACTGCCCATCAGCATAGACAAGCCTGCTGCAGTGCGTCCGGTGCCGGTGACTCCCGTCTGGCCATGTGTGATTGACGGGATGCCTGTCTCTTCGTCAGCAAGCTGGCGTGAGATTTGATACATCTGGATGTTTTCACCGGCAGTGTTCGGAAACTTGAGGCCGTTGATTGCCGTGCCGGTGACGCCCGACTGACGACGGAATATCTTACCGGGGAAGATGTCCATGTTCTGTCCGGGTACCAACGACGCCTCATCGACATCGAAGACGAGGTTGCCAGCGAGGGCAAGGTTGTCAATTGCCATACGAACGTGGCCGTTCATCAGCATCTGTGCGTCTTCCATGTTCTCCGCAACACCAACGCCCCAGATTTGATAGGGATTGATTTCGAATGGAAAAGCCTGATACGGAATACGTGCTGGGGTGAACGGGTTTACGACGCAGCGAAGGATCATTGTACCGCATACCCAGATGTTGACTTGCATCTGGTCAAACTCTGACATGTCTTCAGCACCCTCTAGTCCGACTTCTTTTGCGAACTTAGAGTCGAGGACGCCCCAATATTCTAGGACTTCGTAACGGTTCTCAGAGATGTGAGGTTCGGTTTCGTCCTCACGGATTGTGTCCTCATAGTATTTATCTTCGTAGTTTGGCCCCTTTGCGAGGCACTCTTCAATTGCTTGGGCGTCAAAGTGAGGACGCATAACAAGGCTACGAAGCTGCTGTCGATTCATGCGGTGACGTTCGATAACGTACTCGCAGTCCTCTACAGACGTGGCGGACGGATCAGGATGAAAGTCCCAGACAGATACGTGTTCGATGCGAGGGACCGTACGCTCGTAGGGGTCGTACTCCCGCTCTCCCTCTTCATTCATCTTCCAGTTGTGAACACGCTTGTAGAAGTTGAATGGTCCCTTGACAATACCTGTGCCGAACAGAGACGACTCAAAGATAGCCTTGCGAAACTCGCTGACGGCATTTGTGTCGAGCAACTGATCGTGGATACACTTCTCCATCTTCCGTGCCTGCTCTTTTGCAGGCTCGAACTGCGGCTCTCCTGCGCGGGACTTGCCCGCTAGGATCATATCTCCGAAGTCTTTGCCGTAGGAACCCAGACGATGCGGCTCATTGGCTTGCATCGCTCCGGGTGCAAGTTCACGACCATCTCCCGGAAATCCGTAGGGATCACTGGGTGCTTGGGTTGCTTCGTCTAGGGGCGTACGCATATGAGCAAACTGCTCAATGCCTTCCGGCATCGGAGTTGCTTCTACTACAAGTGGGAACTTCTTGTTGGCAAACAGAATGTCGATAATCTGCCCGTACGCAGCAAGGACCTTTGTCTTGGTGATCTTGATGAACACCTTAGACTTCTCGCTGTCGCGGTACTGCGTCGTACTATCGTAGATTCCACGAAAGTTTTTATACGCCTGCAGCCATCGCTGTTCGTATGAGAACCGTCCGTTTTCTGCGTCGTCAAACTTAGCCTTGATGTGGCCCGCAAGTCCGGGCATCTGCTCATCAGGGTTTATAATCGGAATCGCTCGTTCGTCGTCCGGCTCTAGGAAATTATCGGCCATGTCGCTTCCTTAGTAGTCGCGTTCGTCTGCCATCTTAAACAGTGAAGCTTCCACAGTTGCTTTTGTTTGCTTCTTGGGCATAGCTTCGATCATCGGGCCAGTTACGACACGACCATCAAACTCCAAGCCTTCACGGTAGAGTTGTGTTGCGCCTTCGTCTTTATCGACGCTGGTCTTGTCGGCACTCATAATGTATGATGCGCCGTAGTTGTAGTTATTACCGGGCATAGGTTTCTCTCCCCTATGTTTGTGGTTGTTGTGATTCAGTATCTAGGAAACTCTGACGCGGTGCGTCCTCCATAGGATACGATGCAAACTCTGGTTTGATATACCCCAGAGCATCTGTTTGAGGGGCAACGTCTGTTCGCGGACCAAGCCCTGATCCACCGGGGGTAGTCGCCCTCTGACTCTCTCTGAATTCTCTGTCACTAAAAGCCATTCCGGGGGGTGCCACTAATTCTGATGCCCCTGCTGCAACACCCTTCATGCCAGCTACAAAGGAAGTGTCTCCCTGCGCTTCTGCTTCTCTGGAAGCTACAACTGCGCTAGATGCTACAGCAACAGGCAGTATGCCTTTTAGTATCTTGCCGCCTGTATCAGTAATTTGTTTGAACTTAAACCCTGCCTTTTCCATAGCTGAACGAACTTCAGGATTCTGTTCGAATAGTTCGTTGAGACTTGTGGGTGAGGGCTTTTCTGCGGGTGCAGCTTGTGCAGGCGACGGGACAACTGGTGCAGCGGGCTGGTCAAACATGCCCGGTATGTCATAAGTTGCGCTGGTTACCCTATCCGTTTCAAAATTAAATCTGTCCGCTACGTCAACGCCCTGTACACCATCAAACCAGTTTCCGACTGTCTGTGCGGCGTCCCTCTCTGCAGGATAGAACGTACCCCGTGGGCGTGGAAGATACCCAGACTTAGCAGTCTTTGATCGTGTCTCTGCGCCAGATTTCAAACTTCTTCCCTGTAGGAAGTCAAGCATTGTATCAGACATCTGCACTTCAAAGGCTGCTACATTTGCAAATACGTTACGAAGAAGAGGCGCACCAAACTTTCCCTTTTTATCATCGCCTTTATACGCAGGATCGTCAGGCACAAGAGTGTTAAATTCTTTGTTTGTTAAGTTATCTTTAATAATAGGAGTGGAGGTCTTGATACGAGAAAGAACCTCTGTCATATCCTCCGTGTTTACTTGGCGGTATTTTCCATTTTTACCTTCTATTACAAACACAGGTGCAGCCTTATCGGCCTTTATCCTGCTCTCAATAAATGAACGTATGCCCGCATCTTCTTGATTAGCAGTTAGACGCTGTTGAAGACGAGCGTGTGCCTGCTCGTTTAGGGGCACGTCTTGTGGAATAGCCGTCCCGCGTTTTCCGCCCACCTTTTGTGCGCCCGTACGTTTATCTACGTCTGGAGTGGCTTTAGTTTGAGGCGTAATCTCAATAGTGCCCCTATCAACTTTATATTCTGCACCAGTTAGTCCCGCTATTGCTCCACCGCGATAGCCTGTTTGCAAGTTAACATATATAGCATCAGCAATTACAGCATCATTCCCCCCGCCCTGACGGATTGAATCTAGCTGCTGCATAAATTCAGACCATCCGGCTTTATTCTGGACAATGATTGCAATTTCAGTTTGTTTTGGTGCGGATACTCGCTCTCCAAAAATATTAAAAGTCTGAGGATCATTCGACTCTAGGCCCGGAAGCAAGTTCAGTGCTGGAGATTGTGGATCAGCATTGAATATTTGGCGATTAACATCCCTAGAAATCAGACGAAGATCATCTTGCAGAGAATTAGATGCGCCTTGACTCTTCATTCCTTCAAGCATCGTGTCGATAGGACGTACACCGTTTTCGTTAGGAGTAAATGCCTCTACAAGGGGCATGTCTCCATACTGTTTTAATGCACCCTTCGTACTAAACCTCGCAACTTTTCCTGCACCACGAGCATTATACGCATCGGCAGCTTCACGTAGGGTTATTTGCGTTGGGTCTTTTTTCTCTGCCATTTAGTATCCGAATACTTCGTCTTGAACTTGATGTACTTGATTCTTGATTGCATTGAGTTGCTGGTGTATAGAGGCGTAACCACTCATGCGTGTCATCATTCCGTAACGCAGGGCATCGTATGCGTGATCCTCTGCCTTCGTATCTACGTCTTCGCTGTTCGTCTTGGAGAGTGGTACGCCTGCAATCTGCTTGACGATGTTCTGACACGAAGAGAAGAAGCGTAGGCGTGGCTCCTCTGTGTAGGGATCGTCAGCGAGGCGACGGTGTATCTCCATCTTTCCCTGAATACGGTTGCGATCTGATGGTGTCCATCGTACGCCCTCTCGCATCATCACTTCTGCAATTGATGGCCCGAAACCCGTCTTGTTCCAGCATGACGAGTCGAGGACCGTGTAGTGAGGTAGTGGGTCTAGCTGTTCCGCTTCTAGTATTTTACCAGCTAGTTCTTCTGCTGTCAAGTGTTTTTGATATAGTTCTCTGTATATCCAGATATTGTTGTCCCAGTCGATTGCACCCCAGAGAACGCATGAGGGTGCTGCGTATCCGTAGTCGGCCATTCGAATGCGCGGCCAGTTCGTCGGGAGTTCGAATGGCTCGACGACGTGCTTGGCTCGTGAGAACTCTGGGAAGGCGGCTCCCTCTGCTACGTCCCAGTCGCCTTCGAGGAGACGCCTGCGTTCTACGTCTGGCAGTGATCTGAGCATCGCCTCGTATTGACCGTCTGCCATGAGGTGCGGATTGTCAGTCAAGCGGGCAGGGACAAACTTTCGGAAGAAGAGAGGCTGACCCTCCTTCTCGTGTCCCTTCGGCCAGAGGAACGGCTTGTGCGTTTCTATATCGAAGGCAGGAAAAGGCTTATTCTCAGGTGTTCCTTCGATGTAGGTTTTCTTGACCCACCAACCACCCACTCCTCCGGGGTTGGCTGTGCAGCGCATGTACAGGTGTTGCTGGAGTTCAGGATCAGTAGTACGAAGGCGAGAACGCAGGTAGTCCCACACATAAGGCGTG